GACATACAGTGTCAAAGGAATTAACCCTCAACATCTCAGGCATATAACTCTGTTCGAGTACCCATATACCATCACTATCAAGACAGTCATAAACTTGTCTAGCAAACTCACATGGATCCTCTAGGTCATAGAACATAGAGAATGAAGTAATAACCTTTGCCTTCTGCTTACCATACCTTTCATGGAATGTATCAGCAGAGAAGAAGTCAGCAATGTAATTAACATTTTCAGGAATATAATCCTTAAACTTCTTAGAAGTAGGATCAATACTAACTAACTGACAGTCCTTAGGAAAGAACGATAAGAAAGTTCCATCGTTACCAGCAATGTCACATACAATATCACCTGAGTCAAGTTTGACATCAGCCATGATCTTGTCTGCCTTACGCTTAAGGTGCTTGACCATGCTACCATTCAATCCAGAACGATACCCATACTCATCTCCATACATTGTAGGAAGATCAAAGGTATGTTCTAGTTGTACATGACCACAACCACCTTTAGATTCATCACACTTAACAAGGGTCAATGGACCTTTGTACATATCGGGATCGACTTCTTTAGGGAAAATACCTGAAAGGTATTGTTCACCAAGGTCTAGAACGACTTCATAATGTTCGTTACCACAGACCCGACACTTAGTTATTTTGTGAAATAATTTCATTGTCCGTAAATACACATGTCTTCAACGAGATCTTTAAAAGATAACTCTGGTTCCCATCCTAAGACTTCTTTTGCCTTAGTTGCATCACCTAGTAGTTGTTCAACCTCAGTTGGGCGGTAATATTTATCGCTCACTCTGATGATGTCTCTACCCATAGTAGCACAGTAACCACGCTCTTCCAACCCTTCACCATGCCATCGTATTCCGAATCCGAAATACTCTGCAGCATGTTCTACAAACTCTCTTACACTATACATTTTACCAGTAGCCAACACAAAGTCGTCTGGTTTCTCATGTTGTGTAATCATCCACATACCTCGGACATAATCCTTAGCATGTCCCCAGTCTCTCTTAGCATCTAGGTTACCCAACACTAACTCGTGCTGCAACCCTGATGAGATACGAGAGAGTCCCATTGTAATCTTACGAGTTACAAAGGTCTCACCTCTCCTCTGGGATTCGTGATTGAATAGGATACCATTACTAGCATGAATACCATATGCCTCACGATAATTTTTAGTAATCCAATAAGCATACAACTTGGCACACCCATAAGGACTACGAGGATAGAAAGGAGTCTTCTCGTTTTGAGGAACTTCCTGTACCAATCCATACAACTCTGAGGTAGATGCTTGATAAAATCTACACTCATGATCTAGAAGACGAATAGCATCTAGAAGACGAAGTGTTCCGAGGGCATCTACCTCACCAGTATATTCGGGCATCTCAAAAGATACCTTTACATGACTCATGGCAGCAAGGTTATAAACCTCAGTCGGCTTGATCTTTTGGACCAAACTTATGATGTTACCTGAGTCAGTCATGTCTCCATAATGGAGTTGGATCTTATCATATATGTGATCGATCCTATGGGTATTGATTAAAGAAGCACGACGAACAATACCATGAACTTCATAACCTTTCTCAAGAAGAAGTTCGGCCAGGTACGATCCATCCTGTCCCGTAATACCAGTGATCAGAGCTTTCATTATCCAAGTTTTATAGTATCAACGCCACCAGTTACTTCAGGTATGTTAATGACATCGCTACCGATACCAGTAAAGATTGTATCAGTTCCTAAACCACTGTAATCAAACTGTACTGTATCTGCTGCTATGGGATTGAAACCATCCCCAAAAGTTATAACGCTGTCGCCACCATGAATGCTGAAGGAATCTGATGCTTTGTCTGCTCTATTACGAGCACCAATGTAGTGCTCAAACAGTTCTTGAAGCGTTGAAGTTTCCTCGTCACTATTTAGTGCTTCAACTAATGCTGCCTTCAATGCGTCCGATGCTTTTTGATATGCATCATACTTATGATTCTGTCCACAAGACATAATAAACTTAAGTTACTATCGAGTATTATAGACTATCCTTTTGTCTTTGTCAATTGCTTTTTAAGTTCTTCTACTTCAAACTTAACACCCTTCTCTGATAACAAAATCATTTTGGCTACAGTCATCTCAGTACTGTAGAAAATGATTGGTTGGTTTTTACAATCCCCACTCATGCTAATACTTCCTTACGCTTAAATCCACCTTGTTTACAAAAATACAAAGTATAGTTCTCTGTGGTCACATAGTAACCATCTATATCCTTACCATCATCGGTATAACCATACGCTTTAACCCTCTCCTCGATACCATCTATACGAAACTTTTTTTCACCGTGGTGTAGGTAGTCTTGATAGATGGTGTCTAGGCTGATCATCGTTCCTCGAAAGTTAGTTTGCGAATTTTACGCTTCCTGCGTTGTTGTTGCCATTGTAACTGATCTTCAGTCAAATGTCCAGATTCCGTAACATTTGTATTTAAACATTTAACATTCTCTAAAGATTTAGCTGTGAATGAGTTATCATCCACTACTAATTGATTCTCACAACCACATACCTGTGGCTTCCCAGTGCTAGTAATTATAGTATTACAAACTGTGCATTGTACTCTCATCTTACTTAAACATAAATGTGTAATTAACTCGGCGATTTTCTTTACCTTTCTTCATAGACACGCCATTAGTCTTATGAAAATATCTAGAATCAAAAATTATAATTCTATTATAATTGTAAGGAATTAATCTTTGTTTGGCATTACTTTCTTTTAAATAATTTTTAATACCATCGGCATCACTATTGTACTGATCATAACTCCAATCATCTGGTCTTTTTTTATCATAGATTATAAGACCATTCTTTGTTGGATCATCTATTGATTCATTTTTAGTAACCCATAAATTTACATTAATAACTGAGGGATCTGCATGAGGAGTAACACCATCACCTTGATTGTCACAAACGAAAGCCCAACCCCTATCAAACTCAAGTGGATGTAATACAGGAAATGTTACATGTATTGCATTGATAACTTCGGGAAGGATTTGAAATGGAAATCTTTCGTTTGTAAAATTGATAGAATAGTAATCAGAATACTGATCATCTATCTCATTGTGATTGATCGCTAGATGATGAAGGTCATCAACTACATCATTATATAAAAAATCATCTATGATAACATAACCATCTCTATCAAAAGTTTCTTGTACTGTATTATCGTAACTCATTCTTGTTTATACATTTGATAGCAATAGTAAATCTATGATGATCCTTGAAGGGAGTTGCTCTATGACTAACATAAGAACTAAACCTAGTTAAACTATTAGCAAATGGAGGAACACCTATAATTTTACCATCTAAATCAAATTCAGTCCATCCACCTTGATTCTTTTCATAATCAAATGTATGATAAGGATAGTATATGAATGTCCATTGATCTGATTCTCCTACAGAATCTGTATGAAAATATGCACACTCTTTAGGTGCAAAACAATTTACATATAAACGATATATCTGATATGTATCCCAGAAACCAGGATATTTCTCATGTATATATTTTATAAAATAATTATATATCAATTTAACATGATTGGGAGCAGTAGACATTACATCTCTTCTATCCCAATGAAATAGATCAGCAACTAATCCAGTAGGAGGTGCTTCTCTATTGTCTGTCTCACCATAACGATAAGCTGCATAGTCTGTTATAAATTCTGAGACTTTAGAAGCAACATCATCAGGGAAGAAGTCATCGACTTGTTGTATGCTAGGCTTATTTGTGTCCATGATATCCTAAGTAATCAAGTACATGATCTCGAACTTCCATCAATTCATTATAGCACTTTTGGTTACGAGCACACTGACGAAGTTCATGATCTGGTTTTAATACAGACTCAATAAAAAGAGTTCGTGCCGAATCCATCTTTGCTTTTTTTTCTGGATCAGGAATAGGTAATGGTGTATATTCATAACCATGTTCTTTAAGGTGCTGTTGCTCCTCAAAGTTTAATCCTGGTGGATAATCAATCATTTGGTATAACCCTGAAAACTGTAGTGTACCTAAACACAGAAGGTACTTTTGGTGCTAGTCCCCGATGTGGAACACTACCAGGAAAAATAAGAACTCTACCTGGCACATACTCATGCTCTTCAACAACAGTTTCACCATCAACTAGTTGAAACTGTCCACCCCATTCTGATTTCCATTGACTATTATTCATCAACATAACAGTCAACTCTTTATCCTTAGCATCTATATGAGTGGATCCATCCATCCCATAGTACTGAAGGTTAACATCGATTCTCTTCAAGTATATAGGAACATCAAACACATGCTCCTCAATAATATCAAAAGCATCAAAAAATTTATCTGCCTGTTCGTGCAAACAATCGATTCTATTGATACCAGTCCTAGAAAAAATTGCTTTACCAAAAAAACGATGGTCACCTTTTCTAGAGGTAGGCCATGATTTTGGATTTGCTATGTTGGTACTTATTACAGGAACCTTATCAAGAAGGGTATCCTCTAGTGAAGTAATAAAAGAGAGATCGAAAAGATCATCAATCACATGTGCGATCACGGTCTATAGTATCAAAGAATGCATCAGCGTGAATAAGTTCATCAATGAGATGAATCATCTCACTAATATGTTTGGCAATAAATGGCTTCTCAGTTCTGGCTGCGAACGAGAGAGCATTCCGTAGATTACTCTCTGCTTCACGCATCGAATCCTCTACCTGTTCTGATAAAGCCATAGAATTAAATCTTTTTTGTATTTAGGTGTACATATTATAAGACCCCTGACTCTAAGAGTCAAGGGTCTCAATTGTACATTTGAATAATTGGTAACTAGATTAACATTTCCTTGCAAATTCTTTTGCAAGATCCTTGGTCGTCGTCACATTCGATCAAGCAATCAAAGTAGTCATTGACTAGATTTTCATCTTGCGATGAATCGAATTCCGTCCATTCTGCTAGTTGATTGAATGACATCAAATTGTGATTCGACATTTTCTAAACTCCTTTAACCTTAACCTCATGATGTAGAAGAACTCAGGTCATCTTGTTGTCCTTAATTCTATCATTATTTATACAAATATGTGTGATTCAGGACCGGCCATCTTCACAAAAATTTATGCCTACGCACTTCTACCTATCACTCCTTCATAGTCCTTTTGGAATAATTCCAATCCCTTATCAGTAAGGATATGATTATACATTTTCTCAAAGACTGCTGGTGGCATAGTAACTATATCTGCACCATACTCATAACACTTAGCAACACTATGAGCATCTCTTAAAGAAGCAGCAAGAACCTCTGTCCTTACCATATGTTCTCTATAAAGATTAACAATTTCTTGAATCAACTTTGGTCCATCAAATGAGTTATCTTCTACTCTACCAACGAAAGGTGAAACATATGTAGCACCTGCTTTAGCAGCAAGAATTGCTTGAGTTGCTGAGAAAATAAGAGTTACATTAACTCTAATACCTTCTTCACTAAGAGTCTTACATGCCTTAAGTCCCTCAACTGTGCAAGGTACTTTAATAGTAGTACAGTCACCAAATTGTTCCTTAAGAGTCCTACCTTCAGCAATAAAAACAGCAGCTTCGTCAGTTACAATCTCCATACTAATATCTGGTATACCATGCCCCTGTAATTCTCGGTACACATCATGTGGTTGTCTACCACTCTTTAGAATAAGAGTAGGATTTGTAGTAATACCATCAATTAAACCAGTCCCATAGTGTTTAACAATGGTTGGTACATCAGCAGTGTCTAAAAAGATTTTCATTGTAATAAAATTTTTAATATTTAGGGGGATAATAAGCTATATTTCCAGCGAGAACAGATCTTCCTGACACAGGAGATGCAGGAACCTCGTGCCATGTATGTCCTTCAAAGAAAATAATTTGACCTTCTCTCATGTTAACCTTATCAAACTCAAATACCAATGGAGAAGATCCTTCTGGCATTCTAACATAGTAACTAAAAGATAATGCATATGGATAATGGTTATGGGGTCTTACACCCTCACCTTTACCGTAGTTTATTCCCCAAGATTCTACAATTGAAAATGCTTTAGGATCAAAACCAAGATCACCTCCACCATGAAACCTATTCATAGTGAATCTGCCATGTTTATAATAGCTTTCAGATCCATACTCTCCACTATCACTCTCACTACCCATAACTCTTGAAAAATTATGAGCAACTGATGGAAGAATTTCCTCTATCCACCGCATCAATATACCAACCTTTTCTATACCAAAAAACCATCCAGTTCGGTTTCCACCTCCCTCAACATGATTTATTAGTTCATCTTTAATAAGTTGATATAATATAGGATTTAAGTCTTCCGCAGCAGGGTAATCAACAATCTGATATAACATCGTAATAATCCTTGCGGTAATACCTACCTAAGATATTGCTATTATAGTAGGCAGGTGTCCCATCAGTCAAGCTCTCTGTCAGGACATTGTTAAGAAACAACTGTCTCGTCTCTTCAAAGTTTACTTTTCCTGCTGTTGGTTGGAGGCTGAGGATCTCTCGTTTGAAGATGTTATTCCCCAGAAGTTTCCTGTCTTCTGTAAGTTCTTTAGAACTTCCGTAGTATGTTTTC